CCAATTTCTACTTGATGTAATTGGTCGGACTGACACCTTTTAGGTGGCAGTACTAGAAAACGGCCGTTTAGGCCGTAAAAAATTAAGGAGCAAAGCGACGTGAAAATAAAAGATGGAGCTACGCTACAAGGTCTTAAGTTACGGATGAGACCAGTCTTACAAGCAGCAGAAAGAATATGGAGAAATAATGGTCAAGAGTTGGTTGTTACTTCGGGAACTGATGGTACTCATTCTGCTGGTAGTTTGCATTACTATGGATATGCATTAGACTTTAGAACAAGATACTTTGAGGAACAGGATCGTTATAAAGTATTTAAAGAGCTAAGTGATGATCTTCGTGTAAAAAATAGAGATTATTGCGTTATTTGGCATCCTACTCATATCCACGTTGAATATCGTGGAATATTGGAAGAATAGTATGGAATTAATGACATTACTTTTAACGAACTGGGATACAGTTGGTTTAATTATTACAAACATTATTGCGTTATTGGTGAAATCACCATTGGAGAAGAAAAATGGCTAAACGATCAAAGCTCTCTTATAAGGGTTCAAAAAAACTATTTCGTGCTACTGCAGATCGCACACATATGTTTAATGTTAATAACCGTCCAATGCGCGGTGGCACTAGACTTTAATGTGTACCAGTCCGATACAGGGCTGGCGAGCTAAGTTTGTTAACCCCGAAACCGGAAAACGTCCTATTGTTTTTAATCGAAAACACGGGTTTTCAGATCTTCCAGTCAAAGTCCCTTGTGGACGTTGCTGGAAATGTAGGCTCGCATACAGTCGCGAATGGGCCATTCGATGTGTCCATGAAGCACAAATGCATAAGCACAATGCATTTATTACCTTAACGTTTAATGAGGAGCATTTACCCGATGACCACTCAATACGAAAAGAACACGTACAGAAGTTTTTCAAGCGACTTAGAAAACGTATCGGAGTTGATATCCGCTACTTTGCTTGCGGAGAATATGGGAAACAAAATAATCGACCTCATTACCATGCCATTATATTTGGCTACGACTTTCCCGATAAACAGTTACGCTCCAAAACAAGAAATGGAGACCTTCTTTTCCGATCCTCTACGCTGGAGAAAGCGTGGAAGTTTGGATATTCATTAATTGGAGACGTTACATTCGAAAGCGCTGCATATGTTGCGCGTTACGTCATGAAGAAAAGAAAAGGCGATCAGGAAGAAATTGACGAATATTATAAACTTGTGGATGAGGAAACTGGTGAGATACACCAGCTTGAACCGGAGTTTTGTCTTATGTCTCGCCGTCCTGGAATTGGTAAGAATTGGCTGGAGAAATTTAAATCCGATACAGACAAGGATTTCGTGACAATTAGAGGAGATAAAATGGCGCTTCCTAAGTATTACGATAATTTATTGGAACAAATGGGTGAAGATATGCAAGATCGCAAGCTTAGAAGAATGCAAGCAGTTAACAAGGATGATCAAACCCTCGCTCGAGGGCGCATTAAGGACAAAGTACTTCGAGCAAAAACTTCAACATTAATCAGAAATTTAGAGGATTTCTAACTATGAAACTAAACGTGTACTCAATATTTGATTCCGCTGCCAAAGCGTACACATCCCCGTTCTTTATGCATAACGATGGACTTGCAATTCGTGCATTTCAAGATAATGTTAATGCTGAACAAGAAAATAATATTTCAAAACATCCAGATCAGTTTACTTTATTTAAGATTGGTGAGTTCGATGACTCTACTGGTGAAATTAAAACAGATGTTGTTAAATCACTAGGAACTGGATTGGAATATAAAAATTCACCTGATATTAGCGAAGATATTGCCCAGCTAATTATCAAAAAACTAGATTCTATTTTGGAGAAATAAATAATGAAATCGGTAATGTCTCACCAATTTAGTCAGGCTCCTACAGCTGACATTCCACGTTCAAGTTTTAATCGTTCTCACGGTTATAAAACAACGTTTGACGCTGGCTACTTGATTCCCGTCTATGTTGACGAGGCATTGCCGGGCGATACAATTACTATGAATCCAACTATGTTTGCACGTCTTAATACACCTATTTATCCTATTATGGATAATATGTTCCTAGACGTTCATTTCTTTAGTGTTCCAGTTCGTCAGATTTGGGACAACTTTAGGAAATTTACTGGTGAGCAAGCTAACCCAAGTGATTCAATTGATTATACTGTTCCTGTTAGCAATGCTCCTGCATCAACTGGTTATAGCAATCAGTCCTTGCAAGACTATATGGGATTGCCTACACAGGTCGCTGACTATGAGCATTCTGCTTTGTTTACTCGTGCTTATAATCATATTTATAACGAATGGTTCCGTGATCAAAATTTAGTAGATTCTGCTGTTGTTGATACAGATGATGGTCCAGATAGTCCAACAGATTATGTATTGCGAAAGCGTGGTAAACGCCATGATTATTTTACAAGTGCATTGCCATGGCTACAAAAAGGCGATGCTGTAGATCTTCCATTAGGTGAAACTGCTCCAGTTACTGGTGATGGTTTTCAAGATATTTATAAAGTCGGTGGTTCATTAGCTGGAGACTTTATTTATGCTGGTGGTGATAAATTAGGTGTTAAACCTCAGACTGGTTTAGCACAAAATGATATTGTTGAATTTCGTCCAAATTTAACTGCTGATTTGTCGCAGGCTACTGCTGCAACTATTAATCAATTACGTCAGGCATTTCAGATTCAGAAATTGCTGGAGAGAGATGCTCGATCTGGTACTCGTTATTCAGAAATTGTAAAAGCGCATTTTGGCGTTTCATTTATGGACGTTACTTATCGTCCTGAGTTTTTAGGTGGTACATCTACCCCTATTAATGTTACTTCTGTTCCACAGACTTCTGAGTCAGGTACTACACCACAAGGTACTTTGGCTGCATTTGGTACAGCTACATTGCAAGGTGGTGGATTTACTAAGTCTTTTACCGAGCATTGTATTGTTATGGGTATTGCGTCTGTCCGTGCTGATCTTACTTATCAGCAAGGTTTAAATCGTATGTTTAGCCGTTCTACTCGATACGATTTTTATTGGCCTGCGCTGGCACATATTGGTGAACAAGCAGTTCTTAATAAAGAAATTTATTTGGATGGTTCTGCTAATGATGAAGATGTATTTGGTTATCAAGAGCGTTGGGCAGAATATCGTTATAAACCTTCATTGATTACTGGTAAGTTGCGTTCGAATGACGCACTTACATTAGATGCTTGGCATTTATCTCAAGAATTTGGATCTTTGCCAGCGCTTAATCAGACGTTTATCGAAGAAACTCCACCTATGGATCGTGTTGTCGCAGTTACAACTGAACCGGATTTCTTAATGGATTGTTACTTTAATTTACAGTGTGCGCGTCCTATGCCGCTTTATTCTGTACCTGGTCTTATTGACCATTTCTAAGAGGTAAATATGGGTCTATTTTCATCAATAGGTTCAGCTTTAGGTATCTCTGGTGGTAGCGCCTTTACTGGCGCTATGACTTTAGGTGCTGGTCTTTTAGGATATAAAGGTCAACAAAAAGCGAATCAGGCTAATGTAGATTTAGCCAATACTGCTTACCAGCGTGCTATGACTGATATGAAAAAAGCTGGTCTTAATCCAATTTTGGCTGGTAAATTAGGTGGTGCTCAGTCACCTACAATGTTGTCAGAGTTTGGAGCTGGCGTACAATCTGCTCAATCTGCTGCACAGACAGCAAGTAATGTAC